CTGGATCAGTTCCTCGCCGAGGACCGCAAGGTTCGCGCCCACCGCCAGAGCGGCATCGTTGCGGCCCTCCAGCCACATGGCATCATTCAGAAGCTCGACTTCCACGCTGTAGCGCGTGTCGACCAAGGCTGCTCCGGCCGCGGGGAGTACCGACAGCGACTTTCCGATGATCGCTGGACCGGCCGTGGCGCCAACGTCCGACCAGCTCATGCCGCCGTCGTAGCTGACGCCCAGTTCGGCGCGCCGCCACCCGGCCCCCCCTCCGGCCGCCAGTGCGAATAGGCGCGGCCGGTCCGCTATTTCGCCGGTGAGCGAAGGCAGATCGAACAACAGCAGGCTTGTGGGCCCGATCGGCTGGTCGAAATGCCCGATCGGTCTTCCGGCGCTGGCCGCCGCCGGCAGGAGCACACCGCTTGGCACTCCTGCGAGCTGCAGGGTCACGACCATCCCGTCGAGAGTCCAGCGTTCTACCTTCCACCGGCCCGTCTGGCCCTGGAGCCGCACCTGCGTGCCGGGCCGGATCGAGGCCCGCTGCCAGCCAAGATGGACCTTCGCAGTAGCGCGCCCCGCCCAGAGGCAGGCGAGCCGGTATTCGGCAATTGCCTTGGCCGCGTCAGCCGGCAGCGCCGCGGGTAGGGCCCGCCTGTCGGTACGAAGGCTCGCGCTTCCGCGCGTGGCCCGTTGCATGCCCGTCTGATAATCCCGCGCCACGTCGTGATATGCCACACTGACTTCTCCGGGCACGGCGGCAGCGGAGATGCGCACGACCTCACTCCGCCCGCCGCTTTCGTCAGCGCGGGCGCCGCAGTCCGCCTCGGTGAGGACCAGCGGCTCGCCTGCTGCCGTAAGCCAGATCTTCAGCTGCCCCTGATCCTCGATCAGCGAGAGCGGAACCACGTCCGACAGTGCCTCGATGGCCCCTCGCATGCTGTCCCCGGCCGCCGCATAGCCGCCCAGCGTGAGCGTCCCGCCGTCGACCACAGCGCCCTCGCTGATCTCCTCCGCAATGCCTCCGATCGCCACCGGCGCCTCATCGGCAACCATCTCGAATGTGAGAGATGGGATGCGGTTGCCGAAATCGGCAAGCTCCAAGTCCTCAAACAGCGCGTAGGCCGTACCCCGGAACGCTGGCGCCTGTCCGATCCCCTCCACCGATGCAATCACGGGATCGACGGGCTGCTCCTCGCTGCCCTTGTAGAGCCGGAATTTGGTCCTGCTCTTGAAGTCCCCCGCCGCACCGCGAAGCAGCTTTCCATCGGCCCATATGCGCCGCACCGCCTCCACCGGCCGTCCCGACAGAGCGACCGCGAAGGAGGCGGAATAAGTGTAGTTCACGCTCTTGGGCCGGCCCTTGCCGCCGCCGCTGGTCGACCGGCGTTCTTGAAGATCGGTCGACCAAATCACTGTTCCCGCCACCCGCATCGTCCCGAATATCTTCGGGATCTGAGTGCCGTAAGACGACGTCTGCACCGCCAGCTCCCCGAGCCGCGGCCCTTGCCTCGGCTTGGGGGCGAACAGCGCTGAATCGACCTGCTGTCCGATCATCGCTCCGATCGCGCCTCCGATCGGGCCTCCGACGGCCGTGCCCACCGCGGTCAGGACCAGAGTGGCCATTACGAAGCTCCCGCCACGCGCCACAGGCCAAGCACCGGCCATGGAAGCGGCAAGGGCCGCTCCACCACCATCCTGAGCCCGGCGTCCGCATGCACGAAGCCTTGCTCGGTGAGGATCCCCATATGCAACTGCGCCGGCCCCGCCCCGAACACCAGCACATCGCCGGCCTCCGCTTCCCTGCCGCACACCGGCTGCAGGCCAAGGTCAGACAGTTCGTGCTCGATCTCGGCGAGCCGCTGCCCGCGGAGCGCATAGTCGCGCCGCACCCGATTGACGGGCAGGTCGGCCGCCACTGCCGCAAGCCCGACGCAATCGAGCCCAAGTTCAGGGTCCCGTCCCTGCGGTCGAAAGCGCACGCCGACCAGGCTGCGCGCCCGCGCCGCGATACCCTTGCCTCTCTCAGTCATTCTTACGCTCCAGGGTAGCGGGTGAGCAGATCCACGCCCGGCAGGTGCGGCTCGCCGCGGAAGTTCGCCGCGTTTGCGAAGCGGGCAATGCAGGTGGCGAAACTCTTGTCGCACCCTTCGCTGATCTCGACGAGGTCGCCGACGGCAGGTGCGTACGGCGGAGGCTCCCGCAAGGTGAGCCGCGCTCCCGCCGAAACCAGCACCGCGCTCTCAACGCCGCTATTGGCTCCGCCGATCCATCGCAGCCGCCCGTAAGCATAGGCATTGCCGGGGGCCGCATCGCCGACGTCGAGCACGGCCTCGTCCACCACCGCGAGTATCGGCGTCGTCCGCACCCTTGGCGCCATGTCCACCCTGCACCTCTTGTCGCCGAGCTCCGCTCGGCACTCGGGCGAAGTCTGCTCGACGACCGGCCGATCCAGTAGCGCCGTCGGCCCGCGGAGCTCCGCCGAAAAGCCGTTGCCGGTAACGCTCACGTCGCCGAGCACGCCCCGCGCCAGCGGCTCCTGCTCTCCCTCGGGCGACTGCCAATCCACCATGAAGATGCTGACCGAGGCTGCGTCCCAGCGCCCGGCCGTCAAATCCCTCTCGCTGATCGAATTGCTGGTCAGCGCTCCCGCCACATCCACGTTGTCCGGATCGAATCCGTCCGAAAGCGCTATCGCCGAAGGAAGCATGCCGGGCGCAGCGCGATAGACAAGGCCGCCAATCTCCAGGTCGCGGTCGTGCGTCGTGAAACCGAGCGCCACCCCGTCCCGCCGCTCCAGCCGCCAGCAAAAGGCGACGGTGGTGAGGTCGGAGAGAAGGAAGTCCGCCATTCACCCCTCCCGTATCTCTACTAAAGGCACGCTTGCGATCTCGCCGGTAGCAAACGTTGCGCGGCTGAGGCTCAGCCGATCCTCGGCGAACCGCACCGGCACGTCGAAGTCGAAGCTTGCCCGCACTTCGGCCCCCTGGACAGGAGCCGCCTCGAGCTGCACCACGCCCTTCGCACCTAGCGTCCACCCGCTCACCCGCTCCACGCCGGCCACGAACAGCCGGACGCTTCCGGCCACTGGCCGCGTGATCCGCCTCTCCTGCTCGCGGTAGCGCTTCGCCAGCGCGAACTGCGTTCGCACTCCGTCGCCGACCCCAAGCAACTGGTCCTCGGCGGAATGGTCGAAAGGGTCTTCGAACCGGAACCCGATTGCAGCGCCCCTTCGCGCACGGAAGAATTCGACTAGCTCCTTCAGCTCCCCCTCGCCCCGCACGCCTGGCCCCGCATCGAAGCGCAGCCGAGCGTCGGCCCAGTCGCTGTTCCTCTGCTCGAACCCATTGGCGGTCGTCACGACTGCGGTCGAGAAAGCGGGCTCCACCGTCGCCTCGCGCCCAAGCGCGATCGGGAAGCGCACGTCGTCGAAAGCCTCCACTTCATTTTCTCCCTCACCAAACCATGTGAACCCGTCGCGAAGCACCTGCGGCAGCGCCCAGACGAACACCTCCGCCGCCGCGCTCGCTTTGGCCGCAGCCCCGATCTGCCGCCACTGCGCCTTGCCGGCAGGCGCGAGCACGAACCCTGAAAAATAATGCTGCTCGTGGACCGGATAGCCGAGCCGCGCCGTAGCTTCGGCAACGCCGCGCGCCGTCGCACCGCTATTGCCCGCAGTCACCCAGTCGTAATCCTCCAGCTGAAGCAGATCGAACGCGGGCTTGGCCCATCCCAGAGGCACGTTCGCCCGCCGCACCTCGGCTCCGTCCAACACCGTTGGCAAATAGACCAGAAGCAGCGTCTCCGCCCCCGGCGCCTCAGCCTTCACCGCTGCGCAAAGCGCCGCCGTTGAGGTCGCAAGCACTGCCCCGGCCGAATCCAGCGTAGCCTTTTGCGCAGCACTCAGCGTTGCGCGCGCGTCGGCGATCGGCACCGGCGCGAAGGCCGCCACCGCCGCCTGGTCGTAAAGACAGATCTTTCCCGCAGCCCCGACCCACCACCAGGGCTCGCCCACCTGGAAACGCACCGGCAGCCCCGCATCGCGCGCAATCGCGGCGAACGCCCTCGCCACCGCCTGCAAATAGGCCATTGCCCCTGAATGGGCCGGCGACAGAAGCGCCGACGGCGGCTCCCACCCGGTCAGCGCCGGCGCGCCGTCCGCATATCTCTGCTTCCAGTCGCCCCAGCAATGCCAATCGAGCAGCTCGTAGGACAGTGAGAAGATCAGCTCGTAGCCAAGCGCCTTCGCCCGCACGGAGAAATCCCGGTGCCAGGCTGCGCAAGGGGCGTTCAAGACGCTCTCCGCCAGACTGACATAGAACCCCCCGCTATTCGCCTCGAGCCGGAAATAGTGGCTCATCCCGACATAGTGGTTGATCAGCCCGCGATAGCCGAGTTGCAGGCAGTTGCGCAGCATCCGCGCCGGAGTCAGATGATAGAGATCGTCATACCCCGTCGCGATCCGAAGCTTGTGCTCCGGCACCAGGGTCTCTCCGATCGCTAACACTGACCCGGCGCCGTCGCACCCAATCTCCGTCAACTCCGCCCAGCCCTGCTGCGGAGCCGGGAGCGGCGAGCTCGCCTGCGTGTATCCAGGCGCCACCAGCGACACGAACATCCGATCGACGTCGCCCCCCCAGACCGGATCCTCTTTCCCCCAGCCTCCGGCCAGCGCCGCAAAGTCCAGGGTCACGACCGCGTCCTCGGGCGCTCCGGCGGCGTAGTTCCAAAGCCGCACGTACCAGGCGCGCGGCTGCCCCTCGGCATCGCGTCCTTCGATGGTCAGCGTCGGCCCGTGCAGCGCGTCCAGCCCCTTCACTCCGCCCGAGCGCCACCGGAACTTCAAGACGCAGCCGCGAAAATCCCTGCTCGTCTCATAGGCCAGCAAAGGATGGTCATGCCTGTCCTCGGCCTCCCAGATCAGCCCCGCCAGATCGTCGGCCTTGTAGAAGACCGCGTCCACCCGAAGCGCGTTGGCCCCGGTGGTGGTGACGCTCGCCATCATCGGCCGCGGAA